CCATATCTTTTAGCTAAAGTCTTTCCTTCAGGAAGATAATTAGACATTTCAATTGCTCTTGAATCATCTACTTTTGTAGGTGTTGTAGTATAATCCACGCCGTTAAAATCATTTACTTGGTATAAATCAAATGTTGTTTCATTTAAGTTTGAAGTGTTAAATTTAACAGCTGACATACTAATCACCACCATTACCATTATTATTATTTTCTTCAACATACCTAACATAAGTATCTATTCCACCATAACCTTCACTATCATTATTATTTTCTTTATAGCCATATCTATCGCCATAATCTATTCCTATTAGCTCATCTTGATAATTTTGAGTTTGTGCATCATTCTTACATTGTGCCAAATAAGCCTCGAAATAGTTTTTATTATTATTGGCTAAAGCTGCAAAATCTTCCATTTTAAGCTCACTATAAACCATATACTTAATGTTTATTGCCATTTCATCAGGAATATTTACATATACCTCACCTAAATTATCATCTACTACCTTTAAATAAGCTAAATCTACATCATATATATCTTGGCTATTATCTCTATAGTTATCTAAATACATAACATTAGGGAAGTAAACTGCAAAATATGTATAGTTGCTATTAAAGTTTGTGATAATTAATTTAGAACCAATTAACACATAAGGAACATTATGAACGATTTTATAATTGCTATCTAAAGCATAAACCTCTTTAATTTTCTTAAATATTTTTTCTTTAACATTAAGTATTCTTTCGGAGTTATCTTCATCATTTTTTACAGTTATTCTTGTAAATTCTAGTTTTGTCATCTTGTTTTTTAACTCTATCTCTTGAATAGGTAGAATTAAGCTCGAAGTATATCTAGCAATTGCACTGTAAATTGGCGATTCAATGTTTTTAATATACTCACCGAATACATCGTTATTAATTAAATCTTCAACATCATACTCGCTGCTATTAATTTCAGCATCACTCTCTAGGTATTGTAAACTTAATGCTATTAATTGTTTTAATTTCATTTCTTAATAACTCCTTTTTATAAAAATAAGGGCAAGGGCAACTAATTACACCCTTACCCTTTTCAATTAGTTTTCAGGATCTCTAAATACTACTAGCTCTTTATTACGCTTGTTAGCCTTTCTTGCTAGTGCTGAACACTCTCTATAAATGTCTTTTACAATTGGTTCTACTTGAACTTCCTTGTCTTTAGGAATAGCAATTCGCTTTCCTTGAATAAACATTTCATATTGAGTATCATTAGGATTCTTATCATCTAGTTGAATTTCGAAATTTACTCTTTCTTTATTGTATGCCATTATTAATACCTCCTCACTTTATTTAATGGCTAGGAATTACCATTTTGAACAGGGTCAGTCTTACCATCTACATTTGTATCATCAGTGAAGATAGTAGAATTTACACCGTTCTTGATAGTTTTCTTATTGCCTGCTGCAACTGCAACTGACTTACCATCATTGCCACGCTTACCTGTCACGCCGCCTGAATAGTTAGCTCTTGAAGTTTCATCGAATGGTTCAGCAACTGCAATATCGCTCTCACATTCATAAACCATTACTGCTTCAGCATATAGAACGAATGATGCCCAACCCATCATCTTCCAACCAACTGAACCAATTTGGTTTAATGGGTTTTCTCTTGCTCCACCTGCTGTTGTAGGTTTAACAATTGTCTTTGGTTTACCATATCCTGATAACTTAACAGTTTTAAGACCACGCTCGCCTTGGAATCTACCTAAAATAACGCAACCGTGAATGTTATTACCATCAGCACCTACAATTGCATTTCCATTAATGTCCTTGATTTCTCCTAAAGCATCTTCAGTGAAGAACTTGAAGCCTAGGAATGAACCAATTGAACCATCCTTTAAGTCAACTGTATTTTGCTTGAAACCTTGCATTTCTAGGAATGTATATTTTGAGCCTTCAACTGTCTTTGTAATATCATACATAGTTTGTTCTACTTCAGGTGATACTAATACATAGTAGAAACCATCAGCGAAAGGTTTAACCTTCATTCTCTTTAATTTAGTTCTAATCTTTCTAAAATCATCAATTTGTAATGGCTTAACTAAAGCACGTGTTCCTGCTAATGTTGCAGCAGGAGTGGCTACACCTGCAAACCATCTATTTGGTGATGAATACATAACATCACGAACTTTGTATTGGAACTTTTCACCAACTGATAAACCTTGATGTTTTTGTAATCTAGCTAGTGTTCCTTTACCATTCTTTGAATATACATCTACCTTATCAGTAAATGTTGCATATCCACCGTAATCAGCTAATGTGAACTTGAATTGAATCTTGCCCATTGGAGCATCTTCAGGTGGAACTACACCTTCTTGTAATTCATTGATATTAGCATCATACTTTGTGAATTTTTCAATAGCGAAGTCTTGTCCTTCGTTAGTATTTACATTAATAGCTTCGGAATACTTCTTTTCGAATGTATATTCCTCATAAATTGCTTCAGCAATTGTTCTATCTAACACTTCATAAGTTTCATCTTCTAGGTCTTTATAACCTGCATAAGTTGTAGTGTTAGGTGACTTTAAATCAATTGGATCATTTCCTGAATATTCAGTTTTAGTAGCAAATAATTGTAAGTTTAAATTTTTTTTCTTCATTTGTTTTCTCCTTTTCTATTTTCTAATGTATTCTTACTCCATATTCTTTTTCTAAATATGAATTAAATTCTTCACTAGACATATCATTAACTGACTTTTTAGGAGAAGGTGAGCCTTTACCCATACTTCCAGGACTAGATTTTCTTCTAGCATCCTTTTCTAATGCTTTTTCTTGGCTTTCTTGTTCTATATATTTCTCAATTGACATATAGTTTTCGATAGCCTCTATTAGTGGAGCTTTACTATTTAAAGCGCTACTAAACATTTTCTTGAAGTTTTCATTTTGTAAATATTTAGCTGCTGTTCCTTCGCCATACTTTTTATCAACTTCGCTGATATTGTCTTGTGCGAACTTTAACTTTTCTTCTTCAGCTTTGGAATCTTCTAAAGCCTTTTTTTTAGCCTCTCGTTTTTGTTCTTTGATATACTCCGAATAATCTTCAATTGGATCTTTTCCTTGTTCTTCCAATTTCTTCATAATCTCGTATTCTTCTAAATCTTCATCATCAACGATAGGATTATTGGTGTAAGGATTTTTATCTCCTAACGCCCTTTTCAAACCTTTAAAGTATGCTTCACGCTCAATTTTTTCTCTTTCTTCTTTGGCTTTTCTCTCTTGCTCTTTTTTTTGCTTTTCAGCAATTCTACGTTCAGCATTTTCCTTATTGGTTTTCTTCTTTTTGACATCCTCATCTTCTTCTACTTCATCAGCCTTTTCATCTACTTCATCAGCTTCTTCAGTATCTTCAAATTCAGGTGTGTCATCATCATTCTCTACTTCTTCAGTAGGTTCATCTTTCTCTACCTTTTCATCTTCTTCGGTAGGTGTGTTGTCATCCGCAGTTGCGAATAACTGTAAATTGATTAAAAATTTTTTCATATTTCCTTTCTATATGAACTCTCCTTTAAGGGTAAGGAGGTATGGGAACTATTTTCAGCCAACGCCTTGCCGATTTTTAATTTGTTTTATTTTTGGCTTGCTGTTGTTGCCCTTGCAACGCTGCCATAAATCTACCTTGATTTTGTAGATTCTTTAACTGTGCTTGATATTGTGCTACTGCACCGTTATATTCTTGCTCTTTGAACTTCTCTCTTGCTGCAGTTTGTTCTAATTGGTTTGTTAGATCCTGAACTTGCTGTGTCAATTGAGTAATCATAGAGTTTTGTCTTTGCTCTATTAATAGCTTTAATTGGTTCTTTTTAGGGAACACGCTATTAGGTATTAATTCACACCACATCATCAATGTATCAGGACTTAATTTTTCTATTGTTCCGTTTAAGAATAATGTTTCCATTAAACCAACCATTGATGTTTCATTTGTTTTAGCACCTTCACTTACCTCAACACTTACATTAAATGGTGTTTCTAAATAATCTTCACCATTAAATATATCAGTTGTTGATTGTGCAATATTCATATTAGGATTTTCATTTTTCATTTTTAACACTTCAGCATCAGTTCTTTGCGAAGTGAACTTTTTATTTCTATAGTATAGCTTATAGAATGTTTCTAGGATTCTACCTTCTTGTTCAATAAGTCTAGCTAATTCTTGTTGCCATTGTGCTATCGGCTTATCTTGTAAAGAAGAAATTAATGACATCGCATAACCTGATAAACCACTTACTGTGTTTCTACCATCATTTAAAATATCATTTGTTCTATAGACATCCTTTAGCATTGCTATCATTGATTGTGCTAACTCATAATGCTTTGTAGGTAATGTTCCTAAATTTAATGACTTAACACCTTCTTCACCTGGTGGTGAGTAATCTACGATTACTTTACCTGGCTTACTAAAGTCTAGGCTTTGTGTTCCTAAAGCACCTTGCTTAACTACAATTGTAGGCATAGCGTGTTTAGTAGCAGTTAATAGTGTTGTTGCCACTAATTGATTAATATTCTTTTGTGGCGCTATTAATTGAGCTGTAAATGAAACACCATAAATACAATTATCTCTCTTAATAAATGAGTTCATCGCAATAGGATAATCAGTAGCTTTTAATTTTTCTTCTAATTCTTCCTTTGGTGTCTTTTCATCTTTAGCTTTAGTCATCATTTCCTGATTAATAGGATCTCCTATTTGTTCAGTTTCAGCTGTTGTATGTTCCTTCTTTTCTTCCTCTAATTCCTTTTGTTTTTGCTTAATAACGCTCTTTGTCACAAACGGATTTAATGGTGTAGGCTTTTGAATTAAAATGTCTTTAGTTGACTTTTGGAAGTAAACCTCGCCATCCTTTTTAAAGAACTTTGTATAGACATCAGTCATAACTTCATTATTTTGCTCTACATCATTTGTATAATTAGATTCATATTCATAAGGGATGATTAATTCATCCTTTTCTTTATCACTGATTAAGGTATCACATATTTCCTTAACCTTTCTAATGCTCTCTCTTGAATGAATGATTATATATTCTTGTGTTTGAACATCAGTATTTGTAGGGTTAGCAACTGCAATATCTTGAATATCAATTGTAGTAGCCTTTACTGAACCATCCATAACGCCCATTTGACCTACTGCATCCTCATCCCAATAAAGATACAAAATAAATGTTCCTTTATTTAAGCCATCATAAGTAAGTCTAGCGTTTAATTCATCTTGCTTTAACTGTTTCATTTGCCACTCGGTAAACTTATTAATTTTATCAGTTTGTGCTGTATCATCATTTACAACATAATTAATAGTCCAAGTCTTATTTAAAATTGAAGCAGCCTTTGAATCTACCATATTACCAACAACGTTAATTGTAGGGTTCTCAAATGGTAATCTATTTTTAAAATCTCGCCATTGTCTACCTTCATAGAAATCTACACTACGTTTAGCATCAGTAATGATACCTTTTTGTTCCTTGTATCTATCACTAGCTTGAAACTTTTGGTAAACATCACTAGCCTCATTCTTTAGCTTTTCAATTTCCTTTCTTCTACCTATAGCAAACAACTGTAGGTCTAGTTTAATATCCTTCATTTTGGTTCATCACCCCTAACAAGCTATCAGCTTCCATTTGCTGCAATCTTTCCTCAACTGCATTTATACGGTTATTAAGCTGAATTAAATTAGTTTGATACTCGGCGATTTTAGCCTCAACTCTTTTTACAACCGTATCATACTCTCTCATATTTCCAATTAACAAAAAATCTTCAAAGTCAATATCAACCGCCTTTAATATTTCTTGAAGCACATTTTTTTGTTCAGTTGTCATAATATAATATTTCTTATTTTCCATACCTTCTACCACATCCTATTTAAGTCAACGATACTATAATCATCATCTTCATTATCATCTCTTTCATACTCACCTGTTTCAAGTGCATAATCGCTAAAATGAAACTCTTTAGGCGCTGTAGGTCTAGCCATTCTATCGGGTGTATATGTATAGCTTGTGGCTAAATATCTTAAAGCATCAACGGCGTGTGTCAACTCGTGTGGATCTTTAGCATATACATTAGGGTTCTTCTCATCGTGTTGTATAAACTTAATACTATGTATTAATTCAGGACACGATTTAGAAATTTGTAAGAATGGTTTACCTGTTTTCGGATTTGTTCTTAACAATTCCTTTAGCATCATACAGCCTACCTCTAAATCATTATTTGCTTTAGTAGGGAACTGATTACAGTTTGCTCTTAACACATCTACAGCTGATTTGCCTGTTTGAGATTGTCTATTATACATATCAGGAGGGCATATATCACTATAAATTGGTTCAGCAGGTGAAGTAAGTAAATTAATCTTATTTCCTGAATCAGTGACTGTTAAATTAGATTCATATAATTCCTTATAAACATAGAATGTGCCATCCTCAACTAATTCAGTCCAATAGCAAGCGGTTTTATCTAAACCGTAATCTCTATGTCTATAAATTCTTCCATTTCGGCTTAATGTGAAATTAATTGGTTTATTAGTTTCTACATCATAGTCAAAATTTAATGGATCAAATACGTGTAGTTCTTCATCAAACTCCTCAAAGAACTGACCTTCAAAGACATTCCAATCACCATATAACATTGCTAAACGCTCTTTTTCAGGTAAAGCCTCTAGCTGTCTTACATAGCTTGGATTCTCTTTCATTAAGAACTCATTATCATAAACAAGTGCAGGTATGAATGAGTAGTCACTAGCCTCCTCACCATCTCTATACTGTCTATCAATAAATAATCTCTTAACCCAAGTGTGTCCTACACCACCTGGATTCGCTGTTAAATAGCATCTAGGACTAAAGTGTTCGTTAGGATGCTTCTCAAGATACAACTTGATACCATCACTTAATCTCAAACACTCGGTAAATTTCATATACATAAATTCAGTCAAGTGTGTTGCCTCATCTAAAAAGATACAATCAAACGCCTGACCTTGATAATTATCCATATCCGAATCAGTATTAGCATAACCAAACCTAATTACTGAACCATTAGGGAAGTCAAACCTATAGAACTTTGAATTATAGACTGCAATACCTCTTAACTGCCTTCTAAACTCGTCCAAGTGATTACCCTCAAGCTCCTTAAAGGTTCTTCTTACTACTAGAATACTGATACCATCATACTTTAGTGCTAGTGTTATTGCTTTAGGTCTAATAACATAACTCTTACCGCCGCCTCTAGCACCGCCATATAAAGTAAACTTTGTCTTTGATTGACAAAACTGCAGCTGTTTAGGATAGAGCTTTGGAACAATGTAGTTATGACTTCCTATAACTTGACTTGCAGGCATTACTAATCACCTAAATCCTGTCCGTTAGTTATAACATTGATTACTACACCTTTTTCTTCCTCCGCTTGTTCACCTAATACCTTTTGTAAATCACCTAACTCCTTAAAGCCTAGATTCTTATTGCTGATGTTATTAGCTATCGCTCCTGCAACCATTAACTCACCAAAGGTCACACCAACATCATCATCAAATCTAACCGCCTCACTGTTAAGTATCTCTTTCGTAATCTCGGCTATCTCCTTCTTTGTAGTCTTGTCTTTTTTCTTTCTCTCGACTATAGAATTTAATACCCTCTTATACTCGGGATCATCTTTAGCTATCTTCTCTATTAAGTTTTCTTCTCTATTTAAAACTTCACACTGCATAAGATTCACCTCACCTTTAAAATAAACTATTTTTTTTGGTAATTAAATCTACTTTATTTTACTTCTTGCTCTAAAAGAAATAGAAAAAAGAAACTATAACGAAAAAATACCCTTTTGAAACGTTAACTTATATCTCTACGTTTAGTTTTATTTCTTACCCAAAAAAGAAATTATAAAGAAAAAAGGCATAGAAAATCTAGTGCGCACCCACACCCCTGTATACGTATGCGCACGTGGGAGAAACTTGAATGGCAAAACTCTCACAAAATATA